ATGAGCCTGGGTATTCACCTCAAGTTAGTTACACAGACTTATGACACTTGTAAAAACCAGAGCAGCACTTGAAGAAGCTATTACTGATGAAGTATTAGCTGCACATCCTAAAGTGAAAATTATTTATGATAATACTGCTTTTACCATCCCTGGTAAGGCAGTTGAATATGTAATTATTACTGTTAGTTTTGGACAATCAACACAACAGAATCAAGGAGCTGCTACTTCTTTCTATTCAGGTTTTATTCAGTGTGATATTTACGTTCCAAAGAATAAAGGTACAGCACGTTTATCGGCTATTAGTGAGTCAGTAATTACTGGAATGACTTCAGTTAATGCATCAACTTATGTTGATACGTATTCATGCGCTCCACGAACACTAGATGTAGTAGGTCCAGGGCCGATTGATTCAGATGACGAATCGCACTTCTTGGGTGTTCTCTCTTGTCAATTTTCAGCTAACACCTAGTATAATATTAATCTAAGAGATACAACTATCCATGCCAAAATCTGCCGTAGACCTTTTAAGAGGTAAATTCGGAGTTAGTCAACTTTACCAACATGAAGTAGTAAAGAATGGCGAAACAGTTCTTACTGTTTACTGGAACCCTTTAACTATTGCAGAGAGGGAATCTATTCAGAAGAAGACTGGTAGTGAAGATGCAAATGATTTTGCATTAGCTTTAATGATAGAAAAGGCTAAAGATAAAGATGGTAAGAGGATATTTAATGATGGAGATAAAGTTATTTTGAGAAGAGAGATAGAGGCTGCGGTCTTACAAGAGATCCAGTTAGCAATGCTTGAATCTGGTACGGATAAGGAGGTAGATGAAGCTAAAGCGGAATTGAAAAGCGAATAGGCTCTGGTTTTTCTTGTTCTCTTTAGCGAAAGAGCTTGGGATGACTGTTTCCCAATTAACTCAAGAATTAACAATGGAAGAAGTAATTGGATGGTCTGCTTATTTTGCGATTAAGGCAGATGAAGATGATAAAGAAAGGGATCGAGTGCAAAGTAGTGCTGCTAGTCGTGTCCAAACAAGGTAAAGTATAGGAAGTTCTTCCGTTTGAGTCCGAGTGGCTGCTGATTATACTCGTACTATTGTATTTAAGGTCGAAGACCAGGCGATAAAGCGTGCGACAAATCAGATAGCTACAAGTTTAAAAAAGATTGAAAAAACTCTTGAAAGGATAGAGAAAAAGGGTTTTAAAAATATTGCTAACAGTGCGAATATAGCTGCTAAGGGGATAGATAAGACTACCAAGAGTTTAAGTAAGCTTGAGAAAGTTCAAAATGCTGTTAAGAGAGGTGCTGCAACAGTAGGTGTTACAGGAGCTGTAGGATTTGGGGTAAGCGCAGCGGTTATTGGGAAGACGATCCAGAAATATAATCAATTTGTCAATATTGCAACTCAAGGAAATAAAAGGATTGCGGATGCAATGCATCTGCATGAAATAAAGGCTACTGGATTAAAGGTTGCTTATGGGGCATTAAAAACAGCTATTACTGCACATCCACTTGCCACTGGTGTAATTGCAGCGGCTGTATTTGCATTAGGGATTGATTTCAAAAAAACGACCACAGCAGCAATGTGGTTTGGAAATACAATCAAAAAAATAGCTCCACCTTTAGGTAGTTTTCTTAATAAGATTAATCCGATATCAGCAGGGTTACATAATCTTAGTAGGGCTGCCCGTCGTGCTGGGCTAGACCTTGGAATGGTCCTAAATGCAAAGGATTTAAATCTTCGTGCTAGTCCGCAGTTTAGAAAAGGTGGAGCAGATATTCCTGCAGCTTTTAGAACAGTTGATGTCCAAGATCAAAGTGCTTTTAGTGAGGTAGATTCTAAATATAGGCACTGGATGACTGCACAAAATAGAGGCAGGGATAGAGGTCAATTATTAGGGATGAAGGGGAGAATTTATCAGAATGTTGCAGCTAGTAGGCATGGACGAAGTGGGAGTGGATTTGCTGATTGGGAAGCTAATCAAAGAGGGATTAAGAACGCAACTGCAAGAGAAGTGATTATTAAATCTATCGAGAGAAAAAATAGACAATTGGTTAAGCAAGGCAAGGAGATATTGCAGACTGAACGGATGGTTAATCAGGAGATGAAGAAACGGTTAGGTATGCAGGGTCAGATAGACAAGCTGTTTACAGATAAGGCAAGAAGAGAAAGAAGAATGGGTGCAAGATTAAGGATGGCAGGGAAGAAGATGGGGATGGAAAGGTTAGATTCCAAAGGAGCAGAAAGTTTAATGCTCGGAGCTGGTTTCCCAATGTTATTTGGGGGTGGGATAGGAGCAGTTGGAGGTGGTTTAGGTGGTTCGGTTCTTGGCAATATGATGGGATTAGGAGGCTTTGGTACTCAAATCATTGGGAGTGCAATAGGTACACAACTTGAAACTTTAGTAATGAAAGCTGACAAATTAGGAAAGACCTTAAGAGATTTAGATATGGAGCAATTAGAAGAATCAGGTATTAAATTAAATCGTGAATTAGCTGTACAAATAGATCATCTTGAAAAGATTGGTGATTTAGCTGAAGCCAGAAGATTGGTAGAAATAGAAGTATTGAAGAATACAGGTGCAATGCCAGGTACTCATCAAAAAATTTCAGCTACTGTCAAACAATTAGGAGATTCTTGGAATCGTGTTTCAACAACTATTGGTACAGCATTAGGCATATTAGCAAGTCCATTTTTAGATATTTTGGCGAAGATTTTAGATATGGTTAACTTTATATTTGCTGCTGTTAATGCTGTTTTAAGTACGTTCGCAGCTTTGGATAGATTGTTGAGTGATATGTTGGGTATTACCGAGAAAATTGCTACAGCTGAATGGGAACGAAGCAGGGCAGGGAAAGAAGCACTAGCTGCTGCAAGGGAAAGACTTAGGATCAGTGAAAGAGAGTGGCGTTTTTCAAGAGACTTAGCACTTATAGAAAATCAAAGGCCATTTGGGAGTGGTTTTGCATCACAAAGAAAAAATGCTGCACTGACTAGGCAATCTGCAATAGCAAAAGCATTGCAGGAGCAGGAAAAACGAAAAGAATTAGTTACAAAATCTAAGAAACAAGGTGGTATGGGTATAAGGCCAGGTACTGAACAATTCACCACCGCAATGGATGCTATAGGTACTGACACAAGTATTAAAATTAATGCTGCTGAGGATTCGTTTAATAAAGATATAAGGAGAATAGATATTGCATATAACAAAAAAATCAAGGCAGAAGGGAAGCTTCTTGAGCAAGCGAATCTTCAAAATGAAATACAAGTAAAAATAAATGAAGCGAAGCAGATTGGTGATCAAGATTTAGCTAGGAGATTAGAAGCTGAATCACAGATTTTAGCGATCCAATATGATTTACATGACAAGTTGCAGGAAGAGCTTACAGATCAGGAGATTATATTAGAAGTAGAAAGAGCTAGAGCAGCAATCAAGGGTGTTCAGATAAGTTTAGCTGGTCAATTAACAGAACAAGAGAGACGCAGTTTAGCGTTACAGCAAGCAATAGAAAGTACTATTAAGAATGGAATAGTTGATGGTATTGAGGCAGCAATTGATGGGACAAAGACATTAGGTGAAGTAGCTTCTCAAGTTATTAATCAGATAGCAAGACAATTAATTACTACTGGAGTTGATCAATTCTTTGCTGGGTTCAATCAGCAAGGAGGAGACCAAGGAGCAGGTGGAGGTGGAGGTAAAAATCCAGGGTTCCTAAGTGGTATCGGTAATATATTAGGAGGAGGAATTTTTGGTGCAATAGGAGGTTTATTTAAGGCAGACGGAGGTCCAGTAACAGGTGGATCGCCTTATGTTGTGGGAGAGAAAGGACCGGAATTATTTGTTCCTGGAAGCAGTGGCAATATTATTCCAAATCATGCTATGGGTGGAGGAGGTATGGTGATCAATGTTGATGCGTCAGGCTCTTCTGTAGAAGGGGATGCTGAGAAAAGCAGAGAGTTAGGGTTATTAATTGGGGCGGCTGTCCAAGCTGAAATAGGCAATCAACAAAGACCTGGAGGTATGCTTTATTAATCATGGCAACATTCCCTTCTATTAATCCGAAATACGGATCATCAAAATCAAGTCAACCCAGATTCAAACAAATTCAGTTTGGAGATGGTTACACCCAAGTTATTAGTTATGGATTAAATCAGAATCCTAAACAATGGACACTTAGGTGGGAAGTTTCAGAAACTGATGCAGATACGATAGAAACATTTTTAAATGCGAGAGCTGATGATGGAGCGACGTTTGATTGGTCGCCACCAGAAGATTCCAGCACTTATAAGTGGCGTTGTTTTAATTGGACAAAGTCAATTCCTTATTTAAATCGTGCCAGTATTCAAGCAACCTTTATTCAATACTTTGAACCATAATGGCAGTAGCAGCGTGGTCACAAAACACAGCGTATAGCGTTGGTGACATAAGAAGACCTTCTACAATTCCTGTAGATGGATTGTTTTTTAAATGCACGACAGCAGGTACAAGTGGTGCTACTGAACCTGTTTGGGTAAAAAGCATTGGAATTACAACAACAGATAATACTGCTGTTTGGACTGCAATTAGTAGCGTATATGAGGACGTTTCAACATTAGCTCCAAACGCAATTATTGAGCTATTTGAAATGCAATTAGATTCTGCAAAACATGGAAGTACTGATACATATAGGTGGCATAATGGCTGTAATGCTAACGTATCTGGCAACATTGTTTTTGCCTCGCAATCTTATACTAGACAACCAATTGAAGCAACTGGTTTTAGTTACTCTACTACCGGATCATTACCTAGACCTAAACTAACTATTAGTAACGTAACTGGAGTAATGACCACATTACTTTTGCTAGTTAATGAGACAACTGCGGGTAATGATTTAGGCGGTGCAGAAGTAAGACGAATAAGAACATTGAAAAAATATCTTGATGGAGAATCAGCTGCTGATCCAAATGCAAGATGGCCTAGTGAAATTTGGCAAGTAGATAGAAAGTCTTCTGAAAATAGAGATGCCGTATCATTCGAGCTTGCTATGGTGACTGATCTTCCTAATTCAAGGGTTCCACAAAGACAATTAATAGGAAATATTTGTCAGTGGGG